GGAAGGGTTTACGTGGGGGCCGGAGAGCACTCACGATCTTGACCTCACCGCGCTGCGATTTGAGATCTACAATGAGCCGGTGAACCGTCTCGCGTGAACGTCGGCTTTCCTCCCAAAGACGGACATTCGCGGCGGAGACATCCTCCGCCGCGCCCTCGATCATCCCACGTATTTCCGCCACTCTCGGGCGACTCATCGGTGGGCGATACCCCGACGATACCCCCAGGCGATCAGCGTTCCGGGCTGCGGATGATCAGCTCGGTCACCTTCTTTGCACTGTGCGCGGCGGCCGACGACACCGTCCAGGTCGTCTCGATCTCGTCGATGCGGAAGCGCGCGAACGTCTCCCGAATGAAGGGCGTATCGTTGATCGACATGATGAACTGCCCCCGGATGCCAGCGAGCTGCTCGGCCATTGCCTCAAACTGCGGCCGGCTGAACTCGATACCGTAGCCGGCGGTCTCGTCATAGGGCGGATCGAGGTAGAACAGGGCGTTGGCCTGGTCGTACCGCCGGATGACATCGGCATAGTCGAGCTGCTCGATCGTGACGGTCGCCAAGCGATCGCGCAGCGCCTTCAGATCGGCACGGAGGTGCCCGAGGTTAAACCGGCTGCTCATGTCGCGACGGACACCAAAGGTGCGGCCCTCAACCTTGCCCCCGAACGCCAGGCGCTGGAGGTAGAGGAAGCGGACCGCGCGCTCGATGTCGGTCAGCAGTCGGGGGTCGAGCGCGTTCTGACGCTGAAACTCGGCTCGGCTGGTGATTAGCCAGCGCAGCTCGTCAACGAACGAATCATAATGCCGTCTGATCACGCGAAAGAGATTGGCGACATCGCCGTTGGAGTCGTTGATCACCTCGACTGGTGCCGGCGTCGGTCGGCGCAGGAAAACCCCGCCCATGCCGACGAAGGGCTCGATATAGGCACGGTGGGGTGTGGCCTCGATCAGCGCGCACAGGCGCCTGGCGAGGTTACGCTTGCCGCCGAGGTACGCGGCGGGGGGATTGGCTGCATGGTGCGCCATAGGGTGCTGGTCCTTCAGGAGGGGAAGCGCTCGACTAGGCGCGCCTGAAAGCGCCGATCGACATCGATCGGCGAGCCTGCGCCGGGTTGGCGTCAGGATGGATGGCGGCGGCGATCGCCGCCTGAGACTGGTGGAGGGCATCTGCGCGACCAGCTGACCGGACGGACCGGGTGGCTAGTCGCGCAGACCCAGGGAGCTACGCCCCGAGTATTTCCCCGCAGGGTCTTCTATTTCTCGGGCCACCCGGCGAACCGGCGACCCTAGGTAAACCGCGCGCGCGGCCCCGATCTCACGACTAGGATCGATCGGGGCCGCAGCTATGACATGACCAGATCAATCGCGAAAGGCGCTGGATCATGCTAATCTAAGTCGCATGACCATTATCGATCTATTCCTCGCGCCGGGGCGCTGGTGGACTGCCAGGGCGCGTGCTGCGAACGATCGCCGCGAATCGCTCCTGGCCCAGGGCTTGTGCGAGTGCGGCCGTCCGATCGAAGGTCTCGACAAAGAACCCGATGCGACCGAGTGCTATGACTGCTGGAGCCACCGGGTCGGCACCTGTTAAGATCGCATCAGGTCGATGGCCTGCTTAATCAGCCCACCCATCTCTGCATAAAGCTCGGCCTTCGGATGCACCTGGGCATCATAAAGACGCGCGGCAAAGTCCGTGGTGAATGGGCCGTAATATTCCCAGAACGAGAAGAACGCGACACCGCTGCTGGCTGCGACCCCCTTAGCAGCCGCGTTATAGTCCGACACGTTGGTGTTGTATCGGCCATTGCCGGGAGGCGGGAATACCAGGAGAACGTCGCCGCTGACTTTGCCCGCATTCACCAGCGTCTGGAGCGCACCGGTGTAAGTGCTGATCGCGACCGCGTTGAACATGTCGTTCGTGCCGACCATGATGATGGTCAAGTCGGGCGCATCGAATTTGAGAGCCTCGACGGCGTTCCAGTTGGTGCCGCCGGTGGAGGCCTGCTGAGACGACGACGCCCCCAGGGCCGAATGGACCGACGTGTCGAATGCGGATTGCGCGGAGTTGTACGCGCGGATCGATCGGAATGCGCCGCTCGTAGAGCCCAAGAGGCTGATCGTGTGGCTGCCCAGCGACCCTGCCTTGACCTCCGCCTTGGTGAAACTGCCGGCCGAGGTGGAACTGAAAGACCCACCACTTGCGGGGGCGGCCCCATCGATCTGCGCCGTGTAGTTGACCACGGCGCTGTTGTAAGGGATGACCACGAAAGTATCGACCGCAGGGATGGCGAGCGTCAGCGGGCTATCCGGCGACGGGCGAAGGAAGCCGCCGCCCGAGAAATTCATGCCCGCCGAATTCTGCCATCCGCCGGCCGTCACGCGCGGGTCGTAACCTGCCAGCGAGGAGCCGCCGACATAGGCGCCGTTGTCGCTCTCGATCCCGTTGTCGAGCGTCGGGATACCGGCTTGGGTCAGCAGCTCGGCGATCTTGGACGGGAACCGGAAAGGGCGTGCGCCGGTGATGCCATTCGTACCCGTGCCACCGCCCTGACCCGTGGTGATGCTGTCGCCGGCATAGACGATCATGCCTCGACCCGTGCCGCTGGTCACCCGTGCGATTGCGGCCTTCAACTTCGGGTTGGTCGCACCGTTGGCGTAGTAGCCATTAAGCGCCGTCGGCGTCGGCGTCGGCGACGGGGTGGGCGTAGCAGCCGCAGCGGCAATCGAGATCGACGTCGACTTCGTCGCTCCGCCCGTAGCCCCCGGCGTTTCCACAAGGCCGTTGGCGATCATTTGCGCGCCGCCGGTGGGCGTGCCGCTGTACGTGCGCTGCGCGCTGTTCACGGTGATGCCGGGGACGTTCGAGGTGATCACCGAACCCTTGGTCGCGCCCAGGATCCAGCCAGACACGGCGGTCCCGGATTGCAGCGCGGTCGTTAGGGACAGAGGGCCAAGCGCGGTATAGGCGTCCACGCGAGCGACAAGCTCGGTCATGGCAGCGTTGACGGAGCGGTTATAATCAAAGGCCATCAGATGCTTCCCTTCGTGGATTAGATGCCGCCAGCCGCCAGCCGCGCGTCGAGCGGATCGGCGAGTGCGGCGAAGCCGCTAACCGAGCTGGCCAGGACGGTGCTGGTGGCGAGAGTGTTGTTCACATTTGCCGTTGCCGTGACGCTGATCGGGGCCGAGCTGACGCGCAGCGTGCCGCCCGCGCCCTCCGCCAGGACTCGATAGGTGATCTGGCCCGCCTCGGTGCCGACCAGGTCATAGGTGCCGCCGCTGGCGATCACCGTGCCATCCAGGAGCCATTCGCGCGTCTTGGCAGTGCCATTGGCGATCACGCCGTCGTTGCCGGTCAGGCGCGATCCGCTGCGCGTGATCGAGGGCGCGGTGGTGAAGGTCGGCGCCGGCGTCCCAAGGCTCGGCTGATAGGGCAGGATCTGCTGCGATGGCGTCAGCGTGCCCGGGGAAGAGGCATTGGCCCGCATGGTGATGCGGACGACGAACTGCCCGACCACGCCATCGTCCAGCGACTGCACGCCGCCAGCTGATGCCAGGATAGTGAGCTTGCCCGTCGTGATGACGTTGCGGCCGTTCTTGTACCGCTCGGCAAACTCGACCGTCAAATCCTGGCCGAACAGGCTGTCGCTGAACTGACCGTCGCGCGCGAAGCGCAGGAAGAGCCCGGTCGCGTCGGTCAGCTGCTCACCATCGATCGCGGCAACCTGCGTGCGACCAGAGCCATAGAACGCCAGGACGAAAGCGCGCGATGCCAAGTTCATGACTGCGCCGGTTGCTTCCTGAAGCTGGATTTCCAGGAGGAATGGCTCGCCGGCGGCAAGCTGGTAGGCGGTTAGATCGATCGCTGTTTTCAGCATGGTGTGCGCCCTCAGTTGGCGGCAGCGCATCCCGACGTTGCGGCGTCGGTGCGGGCCTGGTGGTTCATCCGGCGGCCGGCCTGGGCGGCGATCGCCTGCGCCTTCGCGCCAGGCGCGCGGGTGGCCCATTCGGCGGCCGTTACGCGGTCGCGCAGCGGCACGACCGGGGCGGGCCGGTCGACGACACAGCCGGCCGCGACGGCGATCGGCGCATCGCGGTAGACGGTGGTTGGCTCAGGCGCGGGCAGCTGCGCCGCGCACGCGGAAAGGCCGCCGGCGATCGCCAGCGCCAGGATGGTGCGGATCATGGGTGGTCTCCTCAGAAGCCGTCGCGGTAGAGGGCGTCGGCGACCCGCTCGCACTCGGCCGCCTCGGCCTCGGCGCTGAGCCGGTCGGTGCGGGTCTCGGCTGCGGCCGCGCGTGCGATCCAGGTGTCGCGCTCGGCGATCGCCGCTTCGGCAAGCTGGCGGTTGCGCGCGCCGATCGCCGCCTGGCGGGCGCTCTCGGCCGCCAGCGCCGCGATTGAGGCGGACTGGCGGTCGACGACGCCGCGCGCCTCGTCGCGCTGCTGGCGGTACCGATCGCGGACGATGCCGACCGCCTCGATCGCGACGGGTGCTTCCGCCGGCGACACCTTGCGGCCGGTCACCTGCTCGATCGCGATCGAGATCCGGTCGAGCTGCGCGCGGTACCGGCCGCGCAAGGCGTCGACGCGAAAGCCCCAGGCGAGCGCGATCGCCAGTGCCACGACCAGGCCGAGCCCGATCGCGCGCCGGACAGGCCCAAGCGGGTTCATGCCGGCAGGTTCGTCAGGCACTGCGCACGCTCGCGCTGTCGGCGGAGGAGCAAGCCGCGGATCTCGCGCCCGCCGGCGTAGCGCCAGGCGAGGAAGCCATCGCAGCCGGCGCGCCACCGGCCGGCCGCGAAGTGGCGGGCGATGCTCGATCGACAGTAGCCGCGCACGCCGATGTTGAAGGTCAGGCGGGTGACGGCCGCCAGCTGGTCAGGCCGCGTCGCCAGCTCGGGCGAACAGGCCAGCGCGCCCATCATATGGGTTCGGGCATCCTCGGTCAGCAGCAGCTCGCACTGTGCGTCGGTCCGGTACTGCCCGACCACCACGTCCGGCCCGGTGTGGCCGTAGCAGCTGGTCGGCACCTTCACGATATCGAGATAGGAGACATTCCGCTTGCCCTCGTCGGGCTTCAGCGCCGCCACCGCCATCGCCAGGGCGGCCGCGATCGCCGCAGTGCCGGCGGCCTTGGCGGCGACCTTTCCGGCCTTGTCGGTCATGGCGCGCAGCGTGCCGGCGATCGCGTCATTGGTGGCCTGCTGCGGAATCAGTCGGGCGACGACGACCAGGAGGAAGAGGATCATGCCGATCCAGCTACCGGCGCGCGCCGGCACATGCCCGCGCACCTCGGCCGGCATCAGGTTCCACAGGGCGAGCAGCTGATCGGGGATCAGCGACATGGCGGCGAACAGGAGGGAGCCGATGGCGGAGACGCGCAGCGACCACCAGCGCGAAGCCTCGCGCCAGTCGATATGGAACATGAGTTTCTCCGGTGAGGGTTAGGGTATCTGGCCGAGCAGCGCGTCGAGCGCGGCGTTCGACGCCGGCAGCGGCGTGAACGGCAGGCTGGCAACCACCTCCTGCGCGCGGCTGCGCGGGCGCAGGGCGGCGAGGATCTTCTGCACCGCTGGCGCAGCCTGGATGGCGGAGCCGGCCACGATCATGATGGCAGGTGCGTCGATCATCGGGCGGCTCCCTTCGAAGTGGTGATCATCTGCAGCGTTGCCTCGATCCGGGCGGTGCGGACATCGATCTGGCTGAGCAGGTCGGCGCGGCGATCGTCGCGCTGCTCCAGCTGGTGGACCTGCGTCTCGACCTGCTGGAGGCGCTGCTCGCGCTGACCGTCGCCCCGTATCGCCCCGCCGATGACGACGGCGGCACCGATGATCGCGCAGACGAGGGTGATCAGATCCTTGGCGCTGATACGCGACGGGGCGGCCCCGGGCGCGCCCGAGGGAGGTGCGGATGCCATGATATCGTCTCCTCAGCCGTGCTGCACGTCGATCCAGGGTCGCCCGTCCCGGATCGCCCAGACCTTGCCGAGGCGGCGACGGTATTGCTCGAAGGTGATGTCGGCCTCGGCCACGGCGACGGCCCTGATCCCACCACCATTCGCAGCCGCGATCAGATAGTCGCCGACGTCGAAAGGGCCTTCGATGTTGACCGGCACCTGTCCGGCAAAGGCAATGCGATCGACGGTAACGCGCGCTTCTTCCAGCGCCGCCTCCCAGGCAGCAAGGTCGTGATCATAAGCCGCGTTGGCCACTTCCCAGGCCGCGTGATCCCGGGTGTAGACCGCCTGCGCGATCTGGTGGCTTCGCATCGCCTCGACCCAGGCGGCCTCTTCCGCGTCGCTGGCCTCCTCGCCCAGTTCGGGGGGCGCAGCCGGGGCGGGCGGCTCGGCCGGCTTCTCCGGACAGGGCGGCAGGTGCGCAGACCAAGTGTCGCCACCGACATAGGCCGGATCGCTCGACTTCACGACGAAGCTGACCGCATCCGCCCAGCTGCGCGTCAGCCTGCCGTCGCGATTGACGCCGCAGACATCGCCGGCCGCGATCGTGCCGCAGCCAGCGGCCTTGGTCATATACTCGGCATAGTCGGCGCCCGACGCGTTGATCGTGCCACCGGCATTGATCGATCGGCCCGTCGACGTGTTGAAGGTAAAGATGGCGCTGGTCGCCGCGCTTGATCCGACACCACCGCCACCGGCGAAGAACGCGGCACCGCCGAAGGCTTCCAGCACCCGTGTTCCCTGCGTCGTGCCCCGATAGAAGGTATGACAAGCCCCGGTGCCAGTCCCGACCAGGAAGAGGCCATTCGCATCGAAGCGGCCCCATTCAGCCTTGGCACTGCCTCCTCCATACGATCCGAACCGGATCGGATAGGACGACAGATAGGTCAGCACCTCGGCGGTCCCCGCCGCGTCGACCCCGAGCATCGCACCATTGGTCGCGTTGCCGGCGGTCAGGTAGGTCGCGCTGGCACCCTGACGTTCGGCGTGAATGCGAAAAGCCGGGTCGAGCTCGAATGACCGGCCCACGAGCAGATTGCCATTTGCGGTGACGATCGCGCGGTCAGCGCCGCCCGTGACGAGCGACAAGGCATCGGCACCCGCCTTGCGGACGCCGGTGTCCTGGTCGGATGCGAAGCGGAGACCGGGCGCAATGGCAGATCCATCGGCAATCAGCCCCTGACCGATCCCGTCGCGCACCGCACCGAAGCTGCCGATCAGCTGCACGACCCGCGTCGCCAGATCGCTGGCAAAGCTGCTGGTCGGCTGGATCGTGTATGTCTGTCCGCTAGCGGTCGCGCCCATATAGGCGCGGCCCAGCGTTAGCTCGCTGGCAGACACGACGGCCGCGATCTCGTAGCTGCGGCCGTCCGGTGCCTGGAAAGCGTCGCCGACCACGACGTTGCTGACGAAAGAGGTGCCACCGGCACCCGTCACCGTCGCACTGCCGTTCGTGACAGTGACGGTCCCGGCCTTGTACCAAGCCATGTCGATTATTCCTCGGTTTGCACGATGGAGATGATCTGACCGTAGTAGTCAGACTGGATGTTCTTGGTCGGGGAGGGGCCAAGTGTCCGCGCGACCAGGGTCGCAGAATACTCAACCTGAGTGCCGCCGCTGTCGTCGTTCGTGGTGATCGATCCGCCCATCGACTCGGTGTATGTCTCCGGATCGCCGACACCGGCATAGGCCGTGCGTGCCCAGGTGCCCGACGCGGCAAGTCGCCCGATCTCGACGCCACTGCGGTAAAGGATCACCGTCGCGCTGATGTCGCCTCTGGCCTCCCCGCCGTTGCCGCCGCCCATCTCCACCGACCGGTCCCAATTGTACGACAGCACGATGTTGCGACGCCGACCGTTGCTGCGGAGAACACCGGTTGCCACGCTGGCGGTCGGTCCGGTGTTGGTGGTCTGCACGGCATTTTTGGTGACGCCGGCCGAGAGCGAGCCGCCGAAATAGGCTTGTCCGCTCGTCGTCAGATAGGAGATGGCATTGGCCCGCGTGCAGGCGTTGATCGCCATGGTCGGCCCGTACCATTCGATGAAATCGCCGCTGGCGCCGAAGCCGACGCCCTGCACCTTCATGTAGGTGCCGTTGTTGAAGATGACCCGGCCGGTGCCCATCCGCAGGTCGGTGTTGATCAGGTTGAAGCTCGCCGGCCCTTGGTCCGAGCCGATCAACTGAAAGCCAGCAAGGTTGCCGTTGGCGTCGACCGCGACCGTGTAGCGGCCCTCGATCTTGCCGGTACGGTCGACGAGCGCCTTGAAGGATTGCTCGATCGTCACCCCGCCGAAGCTGTCGAGACGGGCACCGAGCTGGGTGATGCTGGTGGCGCTCGCCTGGTCGCCATCGGTGATTGTCTTGGTCAGCGACCGCACGGTCGCGGCGATATCCTGCCCGAGCTTCGCCTCCAGCGCCGAGGTGGCCTGCGCCAGCGCCTTGCCCTGCTCGACGCGCGCGAACGTCTCGGCAGCGGCTGCCGCCTCGGCAGTGCCCAGCCGCACCGACAGGAGGGTGCGGGCGGCGACCTCAGCCGCGTCGCCCTCAATCAGGCGGGTGTACAGCTCCTGACGCACCTGTGCGGCTGCGACCAGCTGACGGCGACCGAGATCATCGCCCGCAATGATCGCCTCCAGCGCGTTGTTGGCGGCCTTGTCCGCCTCATACCGCGCCTCGCGAATTTCGAGCCTATAGCCGGTAGTGTCGCCGAGATCGCCGATCAGCTGCTCGACCGCCGATACGGTGGTGGCGAGCTTGTCGACCTCCGTCTTTTCCGCCTTGGTCGACACGACGCCCGCAAGCGCGTCGAGATCTGTGCGCACACTGGTGACGCGGCCGGATAGCAGCGTCACGATCGTGGCATCCGCCTTAAGCGCGATGGTCGCCTCATCGCCGTCGAGCCGCACCTCCGCCCTGGTCAGGCGCAGCAACACCTCATCTAGCGCCGCCTGTCCGGTCGGATCGAGCTGCGCAGCCGCAATCCGCTCATTCACATAGTCGCGACTGGCAGACAGCGCGATCAGCGTCTTGGCGGCATCAAGGTCAATCTCCACGCGCGACGTTCGCTGGGATACCTGATCGACCGCCGCGATGAAGACACGGCCGGTCGCGGGATCGACGGTGATACCGGCGTCGCGCATGACGGTGCGGGTCGTGTCCGACTCCAGGATGCCGCGCAGCACCGCCTCGCGCAGCTGCGCGCCGTCGCGCGCCGCCTGTCGCTGGAGGGCGTCATAGTCGATCTGGGCTTTGGCGATCAGTGTCACTGCTTCGGGAAGTGGCTCGATCAGATCAAGCGCCGCGACGACCTCAACGGCCGGCTTGCCTGCGACGGCCGCCGTGTCTCTGGCGGTGTTCTCGCTGGTCTTGTCCGCGTTCGGCTTGGGCTTGGTGCCGTCCGGATCGGTGATGTCGGGCCAAGCCACCGACCCGCCGCCAGGCGCGAAGGGCTCGACCTTGCCGGCGGTGCTGAGCCCCTCGATCGACAGCGACAGGTTGCTGAGCGTCTCGCCGACCTGAAGGGCGAAGTCGCGCACGAAGCCGTAGATCGTCAGGCTGTCGATGCCCTCATGCCCGATCCACAGCGCCGGCGTCGCACGTACCGCGGCGAGGCGGGCGAACACGGCATCGATCGCGCTGGTGGTGACCAGCGTCTTGCCGTCCATTTTCTTCGCCCAGGCGCGCGGCACCACCGTCACCTCGCCGAAGTCGTCGACGACCTTGCGGCTATAGTCGGTGATCCCGGCGGTCGGTGACGCCTCGGTGATGCCGAGGCCGACCACCTTGCCAGCGAGCAGCGTGCCGACCGACACGGTGCCGGCACCGGTGATAGTGACGGTCGCCCGCGTCGTCGCCGGCGGCAGATCGAGGAAGGTGATCGCGCCAGCGCCGACCGGGATCGTCCGGTCATAGCTGGCGGTCTGCACCCGTACGGTCGCGCCGGCGACATCGAGGAGCGCGATCGCGCCGATCGTCGCGGCGGTGATGGTGACCACGATCGAGCCCTGCGCGCTGGTCGCGGAGCCAAGCGCCTGGTCGAACATCGCCCAGCGGTTGGTCGGGCCGATGTCGAGCCACTTGCCCGAGGTGCCGGCGGGATCGGCACCGGCGTTGCCGTCGACCGCGCTTTCGTAGACCCGGTGCGTCGCCGCCAGGATGACGCGCGCGCCCTTGCCGTAGCTCAGGCTATTCGACCAGGCGGCATAGTCCGTTTCGGACACTGAACTGGCGACCAGGCCCGCGTCGGTGATCGCGATCGGGGCCAGCAGCTGCATGGTCGATCGACCATCCGGAGCCGGGTCAGCGCCATTATCGGGCAGCGCTTCGTTTCCGGCCGTGCCCTCGATCGTCAGCGTGCAATAGCTGAGCGGTGGGACCGCCATGTCGATCGAGAAGTCTTTGAAGAACCCCTCGACCGACATGCATGCAAAGCGATCATCGGCGATCCAGCGTGCCGGCGTCGTCCGGAGCGCCGCAAGCTGACGCTGGAGCGCGTCGGCATCGTCGAACGGCACCGCCAGCTTGACCTGCATGGTACGCGCGAACCCGCGCGGCACCACCGTAGTCACGCCGAAATCGTCGGTGACGCGGCGGCTATAGTCGGTGATGCCGATCGTCGGCATCGTCTCGACCGTGCCCAGCTCGATCGTCGCGCCCCCGGCGGTCACGACCCTCATGCGGCGGCTGCCTGCACGGTGATGGCGGTACCGCCGCTCTCGGCGGTGACCGCGTCGAGCTTCTTGTCGATCCGGCCGGTGTTGCCGGCGATCTGCGCCAGGCCAAGCGTCAGGTCGCGACGCATGCCGGCATTATCCTCGCGCATGCCCTGGATCTCCGTCTTCAGGTCGTCGTTCGCAGCCGGTGCGGTCATCCCGCCTTTGGCATCGGCCGCGGCGCTGACCTTCTCGGTCGCCGTGGTGGCCTTGGGCGCGGTGAGCGCGCCGACGACGCCGTAGGTCTCCTCCAGCGCGGCCGCAGTCTGCGCCCGCACCCGGTCCAGCTCCTGCCGGCTGGTCGCGGCATCGGCCGCGGCCGACAGCAGCGCCTGGCTGAGCCCCGGCAGCGTCTTGGCGACATCCATGTCGCCGCCCCGAGCGGCCGCGTTCGCCGCGTTGAACTGGCCCAGCAGCGAGGCGAAGCTGCCGGCGCCGGTGGCATCGGTCAGGCCCCGGATGCGGCGTACCTCGTCCATGATGCTATCGCCGACCGACTTCCACGCCTGGCGCAGCTCGTCGGCGGCCTTGGCGGCCGCCTGACCATCCTGCATCGCCCAGATCTCTTGCTGAAGCGCGCGGTTGCTGGCGTCGAGCTTGGCGAGATCGAGCGCGCGGATCGCGGCGGTGTCGCCGCGCAGCTCCAGCAGCTGGCGCTCCAGGCCCTGACGCTCGCTGGCGATGTCGGCCGCCGACTTGGTGCCGGTCAGCGCGCTTTGCAGCTCGGCAAAGGCCGGTGCCAGCTTCAGGAGCATGGCATAGGTCGATTGACCAGCCGCGCTGGTCAGATCCTGCGCCTCGACCAGCTGGCGGAAACCCGCGATCGAGGTTGGCATGGTGAGGCCGAGCGATCCGAACGCGCCGGTCAGCTGGCGCGTCTTGGCGGCGGCCTGCTCCTCGGCCGTGTAAAACGCCTGGAAATAGCCATCGATCGCGCTCGCCATGTCGCTGACGCTGTCGAACTGGTCCGCCAGCCCGAGCTTGGCATCAACGCCGAGCGAGCGCGCGCCGGCACCGAGCTGGTCGAGCGCGGTGGTGACCTGCTCGACCGTGGTGGCGACGCGGACCAGCGTCTCGAATGCGCCTTCGCCGACCTTCTGGAAGCGCTCGAACCCGGGGAAGGCCGCCAGCGCCATCTTGTCGGCCGCCGCACCGAACACCGCCTGCAGCTTCTCCTGGATCTGCTCGCCGGTCAGATCCTTCAGGTCGATCTTGCCGATGTCGACGACGAAGCCGCGCAGCCGCTGCTCGATCTCGCCGGTGGAGCTGCCGAGCGGGCCGGCCGCCGCGGCGATCGCGTCATTGAAGCCGCGCAAGATCAGCGTGAACTGGCTTTCAAGTTGTGCGTCTGCACCAGTCAATTGCGTCGAGTATTTGGTCCCGGTCGTGATGCCGAAGAGCTTCTTTTTCTTCTGCACATCCGAATAGTACGAAGCATCAAAGCCGCCATCGAGGATCGAGCCGAGCGACTGTGCACCGCCATAGAGGCCGCTGCCGACCACCGTGGTCTTGGTGCCGAACAGGGACGCCAACGCCCCGCCGAACACCGGCACGATCGCCTTCAGCACCGAGCCGACCGCGTTGGTCTTGAAGCCCTGCGCGACGTCGGCCGACGCATTCACGTCGCCGGCGCGCACCACCAGGGCGGCGACCCCGCCGATCTGGCTGTCGATCGAGCGCAGCGACGCCGCCATCTGGCGCGAATAGCTGTTGGTGATCAGGTCGACCTCGCGCAGCTGCTCGATCGCGTTCTTGATCGAGTCCGACTTGGCGGCTGGGTCGCCCAGCACGGTGCCGGTGCCGTCGTTCGGCTTCGCCAGGCTGTTCTTGCCCCCGCCAAAGCCGCCGGCGATGGACACGCCGATCGCCGCCAGCGCGGCGATCGTCGCGGCACCGGCTGCGATGTTGGCGGGGAACGGCAGCGAGCTGATCGCCTTGGTCACCGCCTCGACCGCGTTCGCCGCGGTGCGCGCGGCGCTGTTCGCCAGGCTGGAGCCGGTCTCGATCGCATCCTGCGCAATGGCGCGCACCGACATGGCGAACTGCACGACGCGGAAAGCCTTCTCGGCCGTCGCGAGCGCGACATAGCCGTCCGAGCCTTCCTTGAAGAACCCCTTGGCGGCGGACGCCATGTTGCCGAACGCGGCGACCTGCATCGAGGAGGAGCGGAGCGCAAAGAGGCGGTTCTCGCGATCGAGCCGCGTCTGATCGCCGGCGGCTTCCTTGATCGCGGCCCGGTGCTGCTCCTGAAGGCGCGCCTGGTCGGCATAGAAGCCGGTCATTACGGTCAGCGCCCCGCCGATCGCCGAGCCGACCTCGCCAAAGGCATCGGACATGCCCTGCGCGGCCGCCTGGGCGCTTTGGTCGATGGTGTCGAACAGATCCGCCGTGGCGGTCAGCGATGCGTTGTAGGCGTCCTGTGCCTGGCGGTTGGCCTCGGCACCGTCCGCGATCGCCACCTGCTTGGCGATATAGTCGGCCGCCTGGGCAGGGTCGTAGAGCTTCGCCTTGGCTTCCTGCGTCGCCTTCAGCGTCGCCAGCTCATGCGTGCGCGCGGCATCGGTCGCGCCGATCAGGCGACGCTCGGCATCGAGCATGGCGAGCTGGTCGCCGGCTGCGGCCTGGTCGAGCGCGAAAGCGGCATCGGTTTCTTCCTTGCGCAGCCGCGCGCGTGCGCCGCGCTGGCGCTCCAGCGCTGCGGTGGCATCGTCGATCAGCTCCTTGTTGCCGATCTGGGTCGCGGCCTGGATGGCAGCGAGGAGCGGCAGATCCGTCATCTGGTCGCGGACCAGCTCGGCCGCGCGCTCGGCCGGCACCAGGCCGTCGGCGACCAGCGAATTGATCATCGCCTGCGCGTTCGCCTGGTCGCCCATCGCGGTCGTCGCCTTCTCGGCATCGGAGGTGCGCTGGACGATGCCAAGGCGGACCTGCCGGTCGACATAGGCCTCGATATCGCCGCGCTGCTTGATCGCCTTGCTTTCGGCCGCCACGCGCGCCTCGGCGATCAGCGCCGCACCGCCCGTCGCCTGATAGGCTTCGATCAAGCCGCCCAGGTTCTTGATCTGCGCCTCGACCGAGGCGGCCTCGCGCGCAAGCTCCTCGGCATGGTTCTGCTCCTTGCGAGCTTCGGCCGCCGCGGCGTTGGTCGCCTTGATCGAATCGCGCTTCGCTGCGGCCGCTGCCTTCTCGGCCGCCTCGGCGGAGTGAACCGCGTTGGTCGCGGCCGTCAGGTCGGTGCGGTACTTGCTCAACGCCGCGCCGCCTGCCTTGTCGGCTGCGGACGCGCCCTGCTGCACCAGCGCCAGCTCGGCGCGCGCACGGGCAAGCGGCGTGGTCGCGGTCGCCAGCGCGACTTGCTTGTCGATCAGGCTGGTGGTGCCGTTCGCCAGCGCGGTGGTGTCGCCGCCGAGCGCGCGCAGCTCCTTGCCGAGCGTCTCATTCTCGCGGCGGGCACGGATTGCCTGGCCACCGATCGACGACACCTCCAGCGCGACCTTGGCCAGCTCGGGCCGCGACCTGGCGAGCGTCGCCAGCCCCTGCGACAGCTTGTCGACATCGCCACCGGCCGAGCGGATCACGCGCTGCACGTCGGTGTCGTCGGTGAACCCGACGCCGCTCGTGGTCGTGCCCGGGGCCGCGCGCGTGGCGCGCAGCGTCGCCTTCTGCGCCCGGTCAAAGGCGTTGTTCTGCGATTCAGAGATCGCCTTGTTGTTGTTCGCGATCTGCGCCTGGCGGGTCAGCACCGCGTTCAGGACCAGCGTCCGGTTCTGCTCGACGAGCTTGCCGGTGGTGCTGTCGATGAAGTTGCCGATATCGGACTGGCTGTCCTGAAACTTCTTCATGCCGTCGGCCGCCTGAGTGGCAGCGTCATCGGTCTCGAACAGCTTGGCGGTGAGCGGCCCCAGCACGGTCAGGCCGACCATGATCGCCGCACCCCATGGACCCGCCATGAAGCCGGCGAATTTGGAGAAGCGCGTGCCGGTGTTCTCGACCTTCTCGGCCACGCCGATCGCCTGGTCGCCCAAGCCGCCGAGATCCCCGCCGGCTTCCTCGCTGGCACCGCCCACGGTGGAGATGCCCTTGCTGGCATTGCCGCCGGCGGAGGCGATCTGGTTGAGCGCGTCGAAGATCTGCCCGCCCTGCTGCGAGAAGATTCGCATCAAGCCGGCGGGGCCGCTTACCGTCGAGAGCTGCGCGCCCACGTCCTGGATCTGGTAGCCGAGGTTTTGATAGGCGAACTTCAGCGCACCCGATTTGTCGACGGCCTGGTCATGGGTCGCGGACGACTGCTCCATGATGCTCCGCTCCAGGCGGAGCTTGGCGCAGTATTCGTCGAGCGACACGACACCGGCGCTGACCAGGTTGCGCGCCTCGGCCATCTCAGCGTTGAAACGTTGCTGCGCGGCATAGGCCGGATCGATGCTGGCGCGCAGCCGCTCGCTGGCCGCCGCCAGCGCCTGGGTTTCGCGCACGGCCGCTGCGTCTGCCGCCTCCTGCTCGCGCAGCACGACCAGGCCACGCCGACGCGCGGCTTCGAACATCTCATAGGCATAGGCCGCCTCACGGAGCGCCTTGGCCTCCTCCTCGGCCGCCCGCGCGCCAAGGGCGCTGAAGGTCGCGCCGGCGTCGGTCGCACGCGGGCGATCGTCACCGTTCGTCCGATCGAGCGCGGTCTGAAGGCGCGAGCGCTCCAGCAGCTGCTGGTTGACCGCGGCTTCAGCAGCCGCCTGGTCGCGAAGCGCCTTGGCGGTCGCCGCCACCTCTTCGGCATGACGATCCTCGGCCAGCGCCCTGCGCGCCTGGGTCAGCTGCCGGGCGCTGGCGACCAGCCGGTCGACCGCATCGGTGTTGCCTTGGTCGGCCGCGGTTAGCGCCAGCATTTCGATCTTCATGTCCTGAAGCTCGTCGCGCGACTTGCCGACTGCGGCGGTCTGCCGATCGAGCTTCAGGATCAGGCCATCGATCGCCTTTTCGGTGTTGTTGATCTCGCGCGCGGTTCGGCCCTCCGCGATGGTTGCGGGCGGTCCTTTTGCGGTGACGGGGAGCGCGCGGGCGAGAACCCGGTCCAATTCCTCCTTAGCGGAAGCGACCTGTCCCATCTCGCGGACTGCGCCTTCGCTGAAGGCTTTCACGTCGGCCGAGCCGCGCTTCAGGTCGATCATGCGACGGGTCGCGTTCTCGATGCCGCTTGCGTTGGTGACCATCTTCACCTCGGCCGTTTCCATGAGCGCGGCGAGCTGGGTGATCTCGGCAACCGAGCCGCCGGCGTCGATCTCGAAATCTACGCCAAACCCGGGAGAGTCGTCGTCGAGCATGGGCGTCCCTCCCGGTTGGTCGTCAGTCGAGGACGCTGCGCAGTGCGGCTTCCTCGATCTCGCGCTCGCGCGCGGTCACATGCGTCCACCAGGGCGCAGGACAATTCTCGCTCTCGGCCTTGCGGCCTTCAGCGAGGTAGATGGTCGACATGCGGCGCAGCAGCCGCGCCTCCCATGGCTCGATCACGACACGGGTCTGCCGTTGCCAGGCGTCCATTTCGGACCAGCTGATCGGGCCGGCACCCATGCCCGCCGCCTGGGTCAGCCCCAGCTCGATCAGGCGATCGGTGATATGCGGGGCCGGATTGGGCGGCATGCGTGGCGGGATGCGCCGGCGCTTGCATTCCTCGATCCGGCTGAGCCGGGGCGCGGCCGGCTCGTTCCGGCCGCGCCGACTATTCTCGTCCGGCTTTGGCGTGGCATGATACCACGCCAGCTGCCGGACCCAGAGGATCAGCCCGCGTTCGACGCGGTGCTGAAGTTTCCCCAGTCGCCGAAGAACTTGGTCACCTGCTTGGTGATGAAGCCCAGCGTTAGGTCGCTATAGACTGCCTGGTACAGCGCCTCGCCCGACAGGCCGTCGCCATAGGTGAAATTCTCGAAGCCGGCGGTCAGCGTCGCGAGGTCGGCAGCCGTCTCGGCCTTGCGCTCCTCCGGCGACGCGGCGGTGACCTTGTCGTCATTGTCCTGCATGCGCTTCAGCGCGCGGGCGGTCTGGCGGCTCTGCACCAGGCTGGCGATCTCGCTGCCCGGGCCGTGGAGGTGGATCTTGACCGGCAGGGTGCGCTCGGCATCGGCGAACAGCAGCTCGCCGGTCGCGGACTTCAGGTGCAGCTTGGCGATCGGGGCGACGCCCAGGGTGGCGATGTTCAGGAGCTTGGTCACGGGGGTAATCCTTCGCGGGAGGATGGCGCACCGACCTGCCCCGCAGCCCGCGATAGCGAGGCAGGTCGGTACAAAAGGGCCGGTGTCGCGGGCACCGGCGGGGAAAGGGATCAGGCGGTCGCTGCGGCCTTCACGACCTTGGTGCAGATCTCGATGGCGGGGTTCGCCATCAACATCGTGTCGGCACCGTCCGCGTTCTCGGGCATGCCGAAGGTGCGGCCCTGGAAGAACCGACGCGCGCCGTCCTGATAGGTGACGCGGAAGCTGTAGAGCTTCTGGGTCTCGTCATCGGCCGAGGTCTGGAGGATGGTCTGGCCGGCGTCGGCCGGATCGAGCGCGATCGAGGGGGCAAGCGCGCCGTAGTCGGGCGAGCCCTTATACTTCTGCTTCGCGCCCTTCATGGGCTGGAACTCGACCTTGGCGAAGCTGGCACCGAATGCGCCGAGCTTCTCGACCTGGCCGACCTCGGTGAAGGTCAGCGCCGAATAGCCGGCGACATCGGCCGTCGCGGGCAAGGCGATGGAGATGGCGAGCGTCGAGCCCGCCGCAGTCTGGGAAGTCATGGTCTACCTCATGGTGACGGGATGCCGGCGACGCCGGCGGGGTATCGCCCGCGGGTCGCGCGGGCGAACGGATCAGCCCCGCTTGTTCGGGGTGGTCTCGGGCGTCGCGGTCGGCGCGGCGGTCTCGACCAGCTCGACCAGGCCGCCGGCGGCGAAGTTGGCGAACTCGCCCTCGGTCACGGTCTCGACCTTGCCTGCGGTGAAGCGCCGCTCGGTGCCGGCATCGGTGAAGTCGCGCAGGATCTTGGCGCTGACGGTCTTGGGGGTGTCGGACATGGTACTCTCCTTCAGGAAGTGGGTTCGTCGAAGCTCACCCGGAAATCGCGGCCCTGCTCGTAGCTGTCGCCCGGGCCGATCAGCTCGGGGCCGCTGCCGGCGGTCAGCACGGACACGCGCTCGGCACCCGCGATCGTGCCGGTGCGGCCGGCGCAGGCCAGGCCGACCAGGTGCATGATGCGCTTGCGATCATTGTGGCTGGCGGCGAGCACCTTGACCGTGATCCGGTCGGTGCGGCGAACGAAGCGGCCGCGCTTCAGCGGCTGGCGATTGATGGTGCTGATCAGCTCGACCAGGATCAGCGGCAGCGGCAGGCCCGCGGGCAGGCGGGCGGCCGCGATGTTCTCGGCCGGCACCACCGCGACGAGCGCCTGGCTGGCGAGGAGCAGCGCGCCGATGATGTCGCTGCCGGTGACGGGCATGGTGTCGCTCATTCGTCATCCTCGGGCATCGGTGCAGGGCCGCCCGCGCGGCTGAGCTGCTGGGCGGTGCGGCGTCGGATCTCGGCGACTGCCTCGTCGCGGCGGGTGTCCAGCGCCGGGCGCAGGAAGGGGAAGGCGCGCGCGCCGTCATGGTGGACGGTGCGGCCGACCGGCTTGCCGTTGATGATCAGCGTCGCACCTGGCCCGGCGCGACCTTCCTTGCTGGCCTTGCCGTCCAGATAGTTGACCCGCCGCGCCGATCGCCCGCCGGACATGGCTTGATCGACTGAGATGAAGTGGGGCTCGGTGCCGTATTCGATCCACCGACCGACATAGGCCCCGGGGCCATCGAGGAGGATGCGCGCGCGGATCTTGTAGTCGCGCCGGCGGACCCGAACCTTGACCGAGTCGGCGATCAGCACCTTGGCTCCGCCCTCGGTCTTGGCGCGCTTGCCGCCCAGGCGCTGCTTGGCGTCGTCGGCGATCAGCTGCGCACCGAAGCGGGCCGCGCTCGGCAAGATCCTGGTCACGAGAAGGTCGGGGAACTGCTGCAATCGCTGCCGGCTGGCGGGTGTGCTGCGGCGCTTCGCCACTAGGCTCCGTTCCCCGCCGGCGCGTAATCCTCGACCATGAACTCGCAACCTGTGCCGTTCCAGATGGAAGCGGGGCCGGCGACCACGCGCATGATGCGGTCGCCTAGGACGAAGCGCATGGCGCTGGTGATATCGGCGCGGTAGCGGATGCGCAGGCGAGCAGGCCGCCGCTTGATGTCCATCGCCTCGTCCAGGCGATCGGCGCGGCTCGGCATCGCATCCTCGATCTCGGCCCAGATCTGGTCCACCCGCTCCCAGGTGTCGCTGCCGGCGCTGCTGAAGCCCTTGCCGCCGACCTTGCGCTCGACATCGACGAACTTGTTCAGCCGGGCGGCGAATGACCGGGCGGCCATCAGGCGAAGCCGATCCGCTTCAGCCGGCCGACCATCCGATCGAGCGTCTCGTCGTCGATCGTCTGCGCGCCGCGGTTCTCGTAAATGTCGAGCAGCACGACCTTGATCGCATGCACGACATTGGCGGGCACCAGTTCGGGCGCAGCCCATCCGCCGATCTGGCAGATCAGGGTGCGCCCGAGGTGGTCGGCGATGATCCCCTCGGCCGCCGCGATATATTCGCGCAAGCTGTCGTCGCTCAGCTCGCTACCGACGCGCAGATGCTCCCGCGCGCTGGCGATGCTAAGGATCTGAGGCGTCATCGCCGACCGGTCCCGGTCAGGCCTGGTCGGACTTCGCGGGGGCCTTCACGGCCTCGGCGAACTTCTGATCGACCAAGCGCTTTTCGGTCGCGGTGTCGAACGAGGCGACCTCGTCCTTATTGTACAGCGTGCCCTGCTGGCAGGGCTTCAGGAACTTGACGGCCATGGTGGCTCCCCAGGTGCGCAGGAGACGCGCAGCCGCGCCCCCTGCTCGGTTGTCGATGGTGGAAGGGTGACGGGCTTACGGAGCCCAGGTGACGCCTTGCAGGACCGCGAAGGCCGCGTCGTAGCGCAGCTGCGTGTCATGCTCCTCGATGAGGCGGATCAGCGTCTCGTCATTCGAGAAGGCCGAGCGCATCGTGCCGTTGTCGTCATAGGCGGCACTGTCCGAGGCGGCGAGCGTCACCTGATAGGTGTCGCCGATCAGGAACTGCTCGAAGTCACCGAAGTAGACCTCGCTCTCGTTGCCGCCGGCACCGAGGTTGTTCGGCACCGAGGTGGTGACGAGGATCGGATAGATGCCGTACCGGCCCTCCGCGACCTCGGGGAACGCCTTGTTGCCGTTGCCGTCCGTGATGTTCTCCAGGAAGCTCTGGACGGTCGGCGACATGATGTAGGCGCACTTCGACAGCGGCACGTTGGCGTTGACGACGCGCAGCTTCAGCTTGGCCATGTCCGACCGCACCGTCGCAAGCGTCGGGTTGGCGGTCATGGTCAGCTTATTGCCGGCCGGGATCATCGACAGGAGGCCTGCCGGTGCCAGGTCGCTGGCGACGCCGCGCAGGAACTGCTGGTCTTCCTTGATCGCGGCCGAGGTGACCAGGTCGTCACGCACCATCGTGTCGACGCCGAACGATGCACGGCGGATCAGCTGGTTGGTGATCGGCACCAGCGCGCGCAGCGTCTTCGCCTTCATGCTGAGCGTGCCGACCGTCAGATCGGTCACCGGCGCCGGCGAACGCTCGCCGACATAGCCGGCGGTCGTCGAGCCGGTCTGCTTGCGCATGGTGATGTTGCCATCGGGCATCGGCACCGAACGGGCACCGGCCTGGCGGATCACGACGCGCGGGCGCAGCAGCGTGATGAAGTCGCGGCTATAGGCGGTGTCGACGAGATAGCCGCCCTTGGTGTTGGTCGCCTGCTCCATATTGGCGACGATCTCGCCGGTCTCGTCACCCCAGGCCTTCTGCGAATAGTCGGCCATGGCGCGCTGGTCGTTGCCACCGGTCGCCGCGATCGCGAGCGCGACACGGCCGACCATGGCACCGGGCTCGGGCTTCTCGGCGGGGGCGGCCGGCACGGTGCCCGTGCCAGTGCCGGAGCCGGTGCCCGTGCCCGTGACGCCAGGCATCGGGGGGACCGGCTGGGCGGCCGAGGCCTTCAGCGCCAGCAAGTTTTCCTCGGTCTTGATCTTGGCCTGAAGGCCCTCGGCGTCCTTGGCATGGGCGTCGAAGGTCGCCTGCTCCTCGGCGGTCAGGTCACGATTGTCGGCGGCAGCGGCCGTTGCCAGAATGCCGTCCATCGATGCAACGACGGCCGCCAGGCTGGCCTTGAGCGCGGTAATGCGCATGGGACACATCTCCTTGGGGTTTTAGAGGGCGCGTTTCGCGTTCGCGAGCGCCAGGTGGTTCGCCGCGGCCGTCCGCCGAGGCGTCGCCGGGCTAGACTTGGCGAGGCGGCGGATCGCCCCGTCGAGGCCATCGGCCTCCACGCGGTCGACCATGCCGGCCGCCTTGGCGTCCTTCCCGGTTTTGGTGCCGCCCGCGCCGAACTCGTTGCGCACCGTGGCTTCGGTGACGCCGCGACCTTTGGCGACGGACGAAATGAACACCGCCTCGATGCCGTCGAGCATCTGGCGGATCTGCGCCTGGCCTTCGGCCGTCGACAGGTCGGGGCGCTTGTTCGGCGCGTTCGAGCTGGCGATGTCGAGGTCGCGCCGGCCGTTCTGGTCGGCCGACTCCTGGTAGGAGGTCGAGATCAGCACGCCGATCGAGCCGACGATGCCGGTCGGATCGATGCTGATCCCGCCGGGCGCGGCGCTGCCGATCCAATAGGCCGCCGAACAGCAGAGGCTGGTGACGTGAACGGTGACCGGCTTGGGCGACGCTGCGACCAGGCGGGCGAACTCATGCACCTGCGCGACCGCACCGCCCGGGCTGTCGACCGCCAGCAGGATCGAGCGGACATCCGGCGACGCCTGGAGGGCGCGCAGGTCGGCCGCTGCCACGTCGAGCGAAGTCGCGCCGCTATATTCGGTCATGATGTTGGCGCGCGGGAACACCGGCCCCATGATCGGCAGGATGCCGACACCGTCGCGCAGCATCGAGGTCCGCGTCGCCGGCGCGCGCGCACCCATCTGCGTCACCGCCGAGATCCGCTCCTCGTGGCCGTCGCGCTTCAGCGCCAGCACGGCCGGGTCGTCGAATACGCGCAGCGCGATCGCCTCGATCGCCTCCAGGTGGCCGGGCATGATGGCCCAAGGCTGCGACCGGATGGCCGCCAGAACATGCTGGTGCATCAATCTTCCTCGGCAGGTTTGGGGGGTGGCGGCGTGCGATGGTCGACCGGCTTGCTCGGCTTGGGCTGCTGCTGGCCTTCCAGGGTTGAGCCCGAGCCCATGCGGTACTGGTCGCCGCCCTCGCGATCGTTCCGGTTTTCCATCCGGCGGATCTCGTTGGAGTTGAGCAGGCCCTTATCGACCGCGATCGAATAGGCCTCGTACCGGCTCTTGATGTCGCCCTTCAGGAGCGCGTCCGGATTGAACTCGAAGAAATGGCCCTCGTCGGCAAAGGCGTGTGTCATGTGCGCAGCCGCCCGCTCGAAATGCTGGAGCATCGTGTAGAGGACGATCTCCAGGCTCTGCTGCTCGATGTTCGAGAAGGTCGCTCGGCTCAGCTCGAACAAAATGTGTGGCGGCACGCCGAACGCGCGGGCGACCTCGACCACGGTGAAGGTCCGCGTCTCGATGAACTGCGAGGCCTTGTTGTCGTGACTGAGGAACTCGGCCTTCATCTCCTGGTCGAGGACGGCGACCGCGCCGGCGTTGCGCGGACCGGCGAAGCGCTGCGCCCAATCGGTGCGGATCTTGACCTTCTCGGCCTGGTCGACCTTCGCCTTGGTCGTCAGCACGGTCGAGGGCTGCGCGTTATTGTCCCAGAAGCGCGCCGCAAACTCGTTCATGGAGGCGGCCGCCTCGAACGTGTCGGCGAGGATCTTCAGCCGGTCGAGGCCGACCAGGCCGTCGCGGCTGAAGCCTGGCACATACCAGATATCGTTCCTGGTCAGCCGCTCGCGCGAGCCATCGGGCAGCTGCGCGTCGACGAACAGCTCCAGGCCGTCCGCCTTGCTCCAGTGGGTGTGCGGGGCCAGGCTGTCCGGTACCAGCCGGGTGAGCGAGCTGGGGCGGTAGAGCGCGTCGCGGTGGATGTAGGTGGCGAACTGCCCGCGCATCAGCAGGTCGCCCATCATCAGCTCTTTCAGCAGATAGGCCGGCTGCACCGCGTTGGCGCTGGTCGAGAACATCCGCGCCTGGGGGGCGCCGTCGACCCGCTCTTTGCCCTCGGTGGTGCGCCGGTAGTAGTGAACCGGCGTCATCGCGAAGAGGCCGCACAGCACCTCCAGGGCGCGAAGCGCGGCCGGCACGCTCAGCGCCCGCAGCTCACCGACTGGCGCGCCTCGGCCCTTGCCGCCGAGCAGGTTGAGGACGGTCATGCCGCCGGTGTCGCTCATGCCATCGGTGCCGGCGCTGGCGGAGACGCCAGCCGACGGCTCGCGCCAGGCCGCAAAGGCCGCGCGAGCGCGGGTCATTATGCCCATGCTCAGATCCCGTTATAGACGAAGCGGTCCGCCTCCTCACCGGAGAGCGCCACCGCAAAGGCCGCGATCAGCGCGACAGGGTTGTCGATCTTCGCCTCGATACGGGGTTTACGCGGATAGACGTTGTCCTTGGCGTCGAGCTGCGCGACCACGTTGGCGACCTGCCATTCCATCACCGGGCAACCGGCGTGGCGTATCTGCTCGGCCTTCATGTAGGCATCGAGCATCTTCATGGGATCGCTGAAGTTGATGACGTTCGGCTTCACTTCCAGGACCGGCGCGCCCTCCTTGACCAGGCGGTTGACCAGCATGGTCGCCTGGGCAGGGTCGTAGGCGATGGTCTCCACGTCGAAGAGCCGGCGGGCTTCCTCGATCGCCAGCTCGATCTCCTCGAAATCGGTGATGTTGCCGTAGCTGACATCGAGGAGGCCCTGCGCGTCCCAGGGCTGGTAGGAGCTGGTATCCTCCACCGCCTTGGTCGACAGGAAGTACCGGCCGAGCCGGATATAGGGATCATCCTTGGTCGGCCGATCGCCGAGCGGCGGGAAGAGATACTCGATCGCCGCGATGTCGATCTTGGATGCGAGGTCGAGGCTCAGGATGCAGCGCCGGCCGGCGAGCAGCTCCAGCTGCGCGGCCTCGGCGAACTTCACCGGGATCGCCTCGTCGGCGCAGCGTCGCCAGGCCTCGATGTCGAAGAACGCCGCCTTTGCCGCGACCCAAAGGTTCAGGTGCTTGGTCTTGTAGATCGCTCGCTTGCGGGGCGTGGCGATCGCGTCGCGCAGGCGGGCGAGGAGGAACTCGCGACTGACCGAGATCCCGATATTGGGGTTGGCCTTTACGAGCGCGGCCTCGGATTTCCAGTCGTCATCCTCGTCGACCGTGTACTCGGCAAAGAACGTGTCGTCGTCGATCGGCGGGCCGCCGCCATGGCCGATGCCGTTCAGCCGCTCGCGCTGCTCCAGGATCATCGCATAGCACGGCCCCGCCAGGTTCTCGCCGGCGGTGGTGATCAGGAGCTGCAAGGGCTGGGTGCGGGCACCCATGCCGGTGATCATGGTGTCGACCTGGGCGTCGTCGACATGCTCGTGATATTCGTCGTGGATCGAGCAGCTCGGGCTCTGCCCGTCGCCCGGGTCACCGATGATCGTCTCGAACTTGGAGCCGTCGTCGGGGATCAGCAGGGTCTTGGCGAGAACCTCGATCCCGAACTTGGCCTTCAGCGGCTTCAAGCGCTGCACCATCAGCCGCGCCGGCCGGAACACTTCCCACGCCTGGCGCTCGTTGGTCGCGCCCGAATAGACCTCCGCGCCGAACTCACCGTCCGCGCACATCATGAACAGCGCGACGCCGGCCGCGATCGCCGACTTGCCGTTCTTGCGCGGCACGACCAGGAGCCAGCGCCGGAACCGCCTCGTACCTGCCTGCGGACCAGCCTTGTGGAGCCAGCCGAACACGCACGCGAGGTTCCAGATCTGCCAGGGTTCGAGCGTCAGCCGCTTCTTTTGGCGCGCCCATTCGCCCTTGGTGTGGGGCAATCGCTCGATGAAGCGGCACGGCCGCGCCGCCTTCGCCTCGTCGAAGCGGTACGGAAAGTCGTCCGACGCGCTTCGCACCAGGTCGGACACGAAGCGCTCGCATTGAAGGCGGATTTGCTTGCCGGCTGGGATCGTTCCCGAAATGACGTCGGCTGCATACTGCCGCGCCACCGCCACATAGTCCCGGCTCGGCAGCCCGGGTGCTGTCGACACCGGTTAGAAGTCGTCGAAGTCGCCCGGCGCATTCGGCTTGCCGGGGGCGATCTTCATGGCGGCTGACGGACTGAGCATCAGCTCGCCGAGGAGCGAGTGGGCGTGACGCATGGCGTCGGACAGCATCGCGACCTGCGGCCGCGCGCGAATCATCTCGGTTGTGACCTGCTTGCCGTCGACCTTGCGGATCGTCGTGCTGGTGCAGGTGTCGCCGTCGACCTCCAGTACCGCCTGGAACCGCTGGATCTGTTCGAACCGCTGAGCGAGTAGCGCGACGACATGGGCGAATTGCGGCTCGGCCCGGTTCTGCTGCTCCAGCTGCTCGGCGATGTGCGCGAAGTGGAGCCGCGCCAGATCCGACAGGTGAAGCGGCGGGATCATCTTCGCGACGGTGCCCGGCAGCGCCACCTCGGCGCGCTCGGCCGCCGTCATGCTCAGCGCCGGTGACTTGCGTTTTCGGCCTGCGCCCGAGCGCGGTCCACCACTCGCCATAGGCCGCCTCCCCGGGGATCATTTTAGGTTTGAATTCGGCCGTGTGAAAATCTGGCACGGGTGCGGTGTCCGGTCGGACGGCCCCTAGAGATTCGACCCACCCCCCCCTTGGGGCGGTCAGGCGTCGCGGCGGGCGTGGCGGTCGAGGTCCAATTCGGACGCTGTCTTGGCGTCGTGGCAGGGCTTGCACAGGGCCTGCTTGTTCGAGCGTTCGTCCGAGCCGCCGTCCGCCAGGCGCTTGATGTGGTCGACGACGACGCTCAGCGTGCTGCGGTCGGCCGTTAGGCAGAGACGACAGAAGGGCTCCTCGTCGAGTACCTGGCGGCGATCGCGCTGCCCTGCGCGCCCGCGCTTGCGGTTGTCAGGGCGGTGCGTCGGTGGTGCCCACTTCTTGCGGGGAGCGGACTGACGGCCGAGGCTCGGCGGCTGGAAGGGCATCAGCGTTCCGAGTTGAGGCGCGGCACCTTCTGCGGCTCGACATGCACCGGATCGATCAGGCGCTGCACCACCAGCTGCTCGGTCACCCGCGCGACGCGCAACGCACCATTGTGGCCGCCCTGGACCAGGGCATCGCGCAGCAGGCCGGCCTGAGCGGCCGTGGCGTGCTTCAGGTCGCTGACCAGCTTGTCCTGAGCGTCGATGACCTCGAAATGCGTGGTCGGCTTAGCGGGGGGCGACGACAGAAGCATGGGCGTCACTTCCACCCAATGGGAGGGCGGCCGCGACCCACGGTCCAGGTCCGTTGTGCCATCTCCTCGATGGCGCCGACGCGCTGCTCAACAGCGGCGGTGTCGGCGGGCGGCTCGTCCAGCACGTCCGCCAGTAGCAGCATGTCGACGGCGATCGCGCGCAGCTGCTGTGCCCCGGTTAGAGGCGTGCAAGATCCAGGCATCAGCCTCTCCAGATTCAGGTAACCGCAGGACACCCGCCGGCACGCGTGCCTCGGGTTGGTGTGGGGAGCGCAAGGGTCGGAACCCCAGATCGACTAGCCCCATAGCCGCTCAGGCGGCGAAGGATCGGTGAGGCGGTTAGGCCGCCATGGCAGCGACAGGCATCAGGCGCCACGCCTCGATATGCCAATCCACTGCACCACCGAAGTTAACAATTGCACTCTTGCCGTCGCTGCTAACAACGGCACCTTCCATGCCCTCCAGCGCCGGCATTTCAGCCACCGTGACGATAGTCGCCGGCGGCAGATCCTTGGTCTCGCGCTTCAGCGCCTTGCGGCGGGCGCGCTCGGTGCGGAACCGCTCGGCCCGCTCCAGCCGTGCGGCCGTCCGGGTCTCGGCCTCGCGCTCGGCCGCGATCGCCTGGTCAGCATTGTCCTGCGCCACTCGCAGGCCCTCGAGCTGGTGATCGCGCACTGCAGCGGCACGCGGCCCGAGCTGGAGGATCGTGAAGGCCGGGTGAGGCCCGAACGTCAGCGCCGCGATCGCGACCAGGTCGTCGAGGAAGTCACCGCGCACAAACACGATCCCGGGCAGGATTGGCTGCGTCACCTCGATCATGATGCGGCGTTGCCCGGTGACATAGCGCCGGCGTCCGCCTGGGGCCGCTCGCTTGACGGTGCGACGCGGCGTCCAGGCGACGACGCCGGCGTCTGCCAACGTCTCCGCCAGGCGCAGCGTCTGCGCGGCCGAGGTCCGCGCGATGCACCAGCGATCAGCGCCCATCTTACCGGGCCGAAGTCGCGGCGTCGGTGATGGCGTTCCATCGGCCGTCCGGCTGGTCGCGCTCGTAATAGCGCGCATAGCTGCGCGAGCCGATGACGCGGATCGAGTCCTTGATCGCGGCCATGGCATCCTGCCAGCGCTTATCGGCGATCTCGACGCGGAGCAGCATGAACAGCTCGGCGCGGTTGATCTGGCCTTCCTTGTCGACTGAGAACACGCGGTTGATCAGCGCGCGTAGCTCAACCTTGCTGTCGACCGCCCACTCGGTCAGGCATTCGTCGATCAGCGCCTTGGCGACCTGCAGCTCGGGTCCAAATTCGAGCAGGTCGGACACCGCGATCTGGACGCGCTGCAGGCCATCGAACGTCAGCAGCTGGATGTTGCCCTTCTGCCCGCCGATCTTGGCGTCATACTGCTGCGCCAGTAGCGCCTGAAGCTCCGAGACGGTGGTGAACGTCTTGGCGCGGAAGTCGGCGTTGCGCTTCGCATTCTCGCGCGCCTCGGTGTTGAGCGTCCGGACCAGCTCGTCCATCAGCAGATCGGTCGCCTTCACGGTAGCGATTGGGACCAGCCGGCCCTTGGCGTCGCGCAGGTGCGGCTCGCCGCCAATGTCGATCGCGGCCGGGTGCGGTTTGTCTGTCATACCATCACCATCGGCGCGGTGATCACGCCACCGATCGCGGCGAGCTTGCGCTCCGCCTGGTAGCCGAGGTCGACGAAGTTGAGCAGCTGGCGGAGATCTTCCTTCAGCAGGCCGACACGATCACCTGCCGTCTGATCGATCAGTTTCCGCATGGTGTTCGTATCAGGTGACATCGGCGATCCCGGCTAGACTAGATCCCGTTTGTGCAGGATCAGCGGGATCAGCGGCAGCTGCTCAATTGTGCAGGGGGGCATAAGCATTTCGCCCATGGGCTGCGCATGGCACCAGCCCTTGCTGCCGAGCGCTTCGCCGATGATCTGCCGGCATCGCGCCACGTCACGGATGCGGATGCCGCGCCGCGACGATATCGGTCGATCAATCAGACGATGCTCCACCAGCTGGTCGACGAGCTGCCGCACGCGCGTTCGCTCGATCGGCGGGTTCATTGCCGCTGCAATCTCGCCATAACTCGGCGCGGTACCGGTCGTCTCGATCCGCTGCATGATGTACGCCAGAGCTTCGACGCGCCGAGGCACGACGATGGCGGATTGCTCCCCCACAATTCCTCCATAACACCCCTTAAACGATATACACACATTGCGTTTTGAAGCCTAATACTATCATGATTGCCTGTCTGGCTATGAAATTAGGTCGCTTCGTTCCCATCTGGAAGATAGGACATCGGATATAGATCCTCACCATCAATATTCTGCAGGTGAGGCGGGTTAGGACCACCTAAGATAACTTTGTAATTGGAGTGATATTGGTTTCCAAACCCGTCCTTGTACTCGATCCTACCATTGAGAACCAAGGCGGTTTCCCCGCTTCTTATAGAATTCAATATATTACGCTGCAATTCTAACTGGTTTGTTGGCAAGTTTTCGAAAGGCCTGTCATACGAAATATATCTCTCTCCCTTTGCAACGGGTGCAGATGAATTCCACATGCTAGGCTTGGGTTCCGCAACCGTCCCATCCCACGCATCCATATGAACAATCTGCATATTGGTGAAAAGCTTTGCATCATGCGCAGGCGTTTCTCCATAGTTTATCGCAATGAACGGGATGTTCATCGGGAACTGTTCGAAATTGCTAATGGCTAAGCGGCGAACGTGCAAATAGGGACGAAGTTGAATCTTTGCCGTCTCACGCGCTATTTGCGCCTGTTCCAGGGCCGCAGCGGCAGCTTGCTCTGAAGCAGCTAAGGCACGTGCTGTTTCTACAGCAGTTTCTCTCGCACGAATATCAGCGGCTGTGTTAGCAGCTTCAGTCATTTTATTTGCCTCATGTGTCATGTCGATAGATTTTTTTGTGAGAAAAATCGTCACGATCAGTCCAACAGTTCCCAAGAGACTTATGATAGCGCCGAACACACTCCAATTGGTAGCCCGGCGAGCTTCGTGCGCGGAAGCTTCTGCGGCTAAGGCTGCTCGCCATTGCGCGCAAAGGTCAGCGGTATCGTGATCTGTATGCTGATAGCAGTCAATAGAGCCTATAGGCGGGCGTTTATCAACTGTTAAGAGACTGCCTGTTCGATTTTCTGTGCCAGCGCAGCTAAAGAGAGCAACAATCATCGCAAAGGGGATGATCTTAAGAGAGAAGTTCATAGCTTGTGGCCTCTAGCGCGCTATATTAGATTTTTCGCATGGCATTGTTATAAAACAATACTTACTTTACAAGCGAAGCTTCGCCTCGCGCCGGGGGCATCCTCCGCCTTTAGATGCCATGCGCGGCGGACAAATCCTCCGCCGCAAGGCTCCATTCCCCTCCTATGTGCGGGTGCAAATGGCCGATTGTACCCCAGCGATACCCCGCTTCAGGCCACCACCCTCGCATTCGAGAGAGGCCGCCATCTGCTCCGCCCCTGGTCGATCAGGACAGTGCAGCAAGCTGGTCCCGTGCGGCGACGATAGCGGACAGTCCGGTCATATCGATCACGCCGCGATCCTTGATCAGCTTCATCCACGATTTCGGGCCGGGCATGGACTCCACGAACACTTCGAGCGGCTTGCCGTCGAGGGGCCGCGGGTCAAACATGCCGGTCACGGGCTTAGTGAAGCGGTCGCCAACCGGCCGGATTTCCACCTTCACCCCGTGTATATGCGTGCCGTGGATCGATGCCCGAACGCCTTGCAGGAAATGCAGGTGAATACGCGGCACACCACCCCATAGAGCCTGCTCCACGCCTAGGGGCCGTACCGCTGCCTTGCCGGTCGCCGGCTTACCTGCGTTCCAGTAAACCCCGTTTGTCGTCTCGAACCGCCAGAGCGTCCAACCGTCAATTTCCGCTGCCAACTTGGCGTAGCAACCCGGGCACACCTCCCGCTCGACACCAACGCCCCATACCCCTGCTGCAAACGTCATGCCGCCACCCTCACACTTTCCAGATACGCAGCCATTTGCTCCCGCCCCCGATCGGTCAGCTGAACGCAATCGGCAGCTTCGTCATGCTGCGCTAGGCGACGCGTCCACATCCATTTGATGAAGATCCGGCAGAAGTCCGGGTCGAAGCGATCAATCGCGGCGATCAGCTCGTCTGCTGGCATGGCCGGCCGCTTCACTTCGTCGACGACCAGGTGCAGCAGCATTTCCCACGCCGGCTCCCCGAAGCCGTCGCGAGCGTCTCCAAATATGTCGTTCCGCCGACGTCGCTCAGCCAGCACCTGCTGCGCCGCGCGCGCCATTTCGAACGGGGTCATCGCCAGCCTCCACCATCGATCGCCATGCCGGCCGGCGGATACCCGCCTTTACGCGCCGGTGATGCCGCGCCGCGCCCCACGCCGTCGCGATCAGCATCGGATAGGCCCAGAAAGCCGCCTGGAAGGCATAGCCGGCTGCCGCCATGCCAGGATCGAGCGTCTTGGTGATGTGCGCGACGATCGCCGCGATCTGCCACCCGCCCAGCCACAAGGGCCAATAGCGCGTTGATCGATGCGCAAGCACGATCAGCGCCACCAGTAGCGCGACATCGAGCGTGAAGCTGCCGACCTCGACCGTGGTATAGCGGCTGCCGTCGATCAGCCGATGCACAACGTCGTCCACTGCGAAGGCCCCGAGCTGCAAGCCGGCCGCCCAGCGCTCCGGGCCATCGCCCCGCCACAGCGCATAGCCGCAGCAGCCGAACAGCACGACGAGGAAGAGGAGCAGGCTCACCGGCCCGCTCCTCCACGCTGGACGCCTGTCGCGTCAAGCGGCACTGATCACGCCGCATCGACGATCGACAGCATCGCGCCACGCGGCATCACGGCGTCGCCATCGCGCGGCGTGTCGCCATGATCGCCGTAAGAGATGACCGGCAGGTCCATCTTGTCCTGCACGTCGCGGAAATCGAGATGCGCCGCGTGGATCGTCTGACGGAATGCCATCAGCTGGACGTTCGCCGCAGCGAGCTGCGCCAAGCCGTCCTGACCCCAGGTCAGTGGCAACCGCGCGTCGGTGTGGCCCTTCAGCGCGGTGGCCTGGACAAGCGCCAGCTGCTCCTGCGCTGCCGCGATCATCCGCTCCAGCTTGACCAGCGGCGTGCCTACGGCCTTCGCGACGGCGAGCTTGGTGTTCATATCGGACATTCGATCCCCCATCGGGGGACCGGCCCCCGCTCAGTGTGTGAGCCGATCGAAGGCGCGCAGTGTCGGTCCAGTCACCGCCGGCAGGCCATTCCCGATCACAGTCGCAAGGGTGAGCAGCAGCATGGACCCGATGGCGATCGCCACCATCCATCCGAGGATCTGCCACAGCGGCATGAGATTGAGCGGCCGATCGTCAGTAGCCCAGGGCCGGATCGGCGCCGACGCCTTCGTCGACGGAGCTGCTGGTGGCCCATCGACTAGGGGCGGAGAAACCCCGGCAGAGTTTAAGTTGAACTTTGTTAGGGGTGATTTTTCAGGTGAGTCTGGGGCTGGCAAACGGTGCGTAGCGGCAGGGGCGGCGTCGAAGAGCATCGCTGCTGCCTCGCGTCGATTGCGCGCACCCAGCACTGCTACTGCCTCGAATACGTACGTATCGACCGTGCCCTTGCTCAGCCCCAGCTCGGCCGCAATTTCCTTACTGGTCCGGCGCTCCCATACCAGGCGCAAGCATTCGACCTGACGGGGCGTCAGTGATTCGCTCAGCGTCATGGGACCGCCGATAGATCGACTTTGGATACGATAAATATTTGAAACGGGTACAAATGCAGTACGCACGGCCGCGTGGGAGAAGCGCGACTGAAAGCCCGATCAGGGTGCATCGCAGGATGCACGCCTTGTGATATTGAATGTAGCATTACGACTGCGGTGCGGGATGATGCATGGACGGACTGGCTTCAGGAGATGCTCTCTCCACTAGATCCTGCTGATCCCGCTCTACAGGTATCACGTCGTGAAGCTGCGCGAGTCCGATGGGAAGACGCCGCGCTAGCAGCTGAGCAATGTCGTCCAGCGGTTGCGACAGATCGATCCCCCGAACCAGAGCGCGGAACATCACGACTAGGAGTTGTTCGTCGGGGAGCTGCATAGCGGCAGGCTTGACCGTCGCCGCCTTTGCAAATCCTTCTGCGACCCGAGCTAGGGTCTCCTGTTCACGTCCCCCAAGCCCCCTAAACATGGCGATCAAATCGTTCTCGGCTCGGGGCAAGCGTTGAGGAACTACCTCTGTAAGGTCTCTGGGGACATCGTCGCCCATGAGCCAATGGAAGTTGACCTTCAGAGCGCGCGCTATCTCTGGCATGTAGCGAGAATTACGGCTGCTGCCATTTACAATCTGATTGATAGCACCGGGCGTGCATCCTACCTCGCGAGCGAGGCTGGATTGATCGAAGCCACGATCTGTCATCGCTTCAAGCAGCCGTTGGATATTTGTGCCGGTCATGCCGGAGGTTCTAGCCTGCACCTGATAGCTGCCTAATAATAGATTACTATGGACAGCGTCTGATAGGTAGCTATAAGCTCGAATCATGACGCATCTGTCACCCCACGAAGCCCTTGTGAAAGGGTGCGAACTAGCCGGAGGTCAGTCGGCCTTCGCTCGCGCGGTGGGTTGTACGCCCGGTGCGATCAATCAACGTATTCGAGGCAAGCAAGGCCTTAGCGCCAAGTTTGTCCCGGCGGCCGAGAGGCTCACCGGCATTCCTCGTCACGTCTATGCGCCGGATATCTATGCGGATGATCCTGCCGAGGCGGCGACTTCAAACGCGGAAGCGTCGCAATGACATGTGATCGTCGACATTCCCCCTTTTCGCGCCGCTCGCAGACCGGCCGGAACGCGAGCCGAACCTCCCAAACCCCTTTGGTTGCGACTTGCGAATGCTGTCTGCTTGATTCCTCTCGATTGTTGTATTTCCTAAATACACCTGGTGCCGATCGTCTGTATCGATCGGCACCAATTTTTGAGGCAGCCGCATGACCAAGATGCGTCCGCCTGTCACAATCGAGAACACACTCTATCGAGTCTTAGGCGAACTCGGCATTGAACGTGCAGCCGAGGTTACTGGTCGATCGAAAGACTATCTCCGCAACCTGTCTGACCAGGACAAGCGCGAGCAGCTCACTGTCCGCGATCTGATCAGCCTCGACGCGGCGTGCCGCGCCAACGGCGATCTGACTTACCCGCTGTATGAGACCGTGGGGCTGATGCTACTCGCGGCCGGCGCGGAGCATATTTCGCAGGCCGCCTGCCTGGGCCAGTCCGCCGCCTCGATGGCGCGCGAGCATGGCGAGGCGCACGCGGCCTTGATCGAGGCGGTCATCCATCCAGGCGACATCGTCCGGATGCAGACCGCTTTGCGCGAAGCCGAGGAGGCGCGCGACGCCTCCACTGACACGATCGCGCTGCTGACTAACCAGCTGAACCGCGCCCGCGAAACCCTACCCGTATGAGCTGATCCAGCGGCGATCTGCCGCCACCCCGAACACCACCAGCCTCCCGCCGCCCCGCCGACACCCTGTCGGCGGGATCGGCTCCCCGCATGTCCGGAGCTTGCCCGTGCCCGCCGTCACCATCGGTCAGTATCTGAAGCACTGCCGCCTCCGCGCCGGCATGACGACGCTTGATGTGGCGCTTCGTGTTCGGTCCGTCCCGCCCGTTCCGAGCATCATCCGAGAGGCACTGGTCGTAGGGATGGAAGCCGGCCTGGTGCCGGTGGGGACCGAGGCTGCGCTGTCGTGGATCGCCATTCCAGAGCTGCGCGTCGATCCCGATCTGGCAGCCTGGCTGGTCGACCAGCAATCGCGGCCGGTCGCGATCCGGATCGTCCGCGCCGCCCTGCCGGGCGAGGTCGCACGGACATGATCCCGCGCCCCTTCACCCTGGCCGGCGCTGCGATCGTCGTCGCTGCCGCCGGCGCCGGCGTCGCCTGGCGCGGCGATGCCGCTGCCGGCGTCGTGCTGGTCGCCCTGGCGGTGGCGATCGCCTGCACCGCCCTTCGTCTCCACCTCCGACAGGAGTCTGCCCGATGATCCTGCGTGCCCCTGCTGCCGTCGATCGGCCGCACCTTGAGACCTGCTCATGCGACACCTGCCACCAGCGCGCCGCCGAGGCCGAGCTGCGCGCCACGATCAGCCTGATCCTCGCGGGGTTCGTCGTCGGCGTCCTGCTGGTGGCGATCCACGGCCTTCTGACGGCCGGCCCCGGCCTCCGCGTGATGTTGGGCCTGTGATGACCAGCTACGACCGGGTGAAGCGCGACGCCGAGTGCGCCGAGCGGCGGTTCGCAGTCGGCATCGGCATCTTCGTGGTGATCACCGTGGCGATCGCTCTCGTTTTGACCGCCTCGCTTGTCGGCAGTCCGGCATGAGCGACGTAGCGCCTCTGCCATGCCCAAACCCCTGGTGCCCCTCGCATGATCAACGTGAGCCTCTGAGCGACGCCTATGCGCCGTATGTGAAGCTGAACGTCGGTGGCTACAGCCGCGTGGTTTGTGCCGTCTGCCCCCAGATCGGGCCGAAGGCTGATGACGGCGACCAGGCAGTTGCCCGCTGGAATGCTCGCCCCGTACCCCCAAGCGGGGCGGGGGAGCGAGTGGCTGTCGAGGAAGCCGTGCCCTCGCCCGTGGACGATGCCGAGACGCGGGCATTCATCGCCGGGTGGAACGCTACCCGATCCGGCACCGATTTCGACATGGCTCTTCATGATTGGATGCTGTCGAGCGTTAGGCCGTCTGCCGAGGTGCCGGCATGAGCGCGGGGGACCAGACCGCACGGCTTGCCGCCGTCCGGGCCGAGATCGCTGCGCGGCGCGAACGCGACGGGATCTTCGCTGGCCTGTACGCTACCAATCCGCGCTGGTCGATCATCCTGGAGCTGGAGGCCGCGCTGCTCGCCGGCCGGCCGCAGATCCTGCTCAGCAAGCTGATCCGCGACGCTGGCATGTCTCATACGACCGGGCTGCGCATCATCGACAGCCTGGTCGTCGGCGACTGGCTGACATCGACCAAAGATCCGAGGGATGATCGTCGCCGCCTGATCGCGCTCGGCCCCTGCGCAGTGCGGGCGCTCGCCGAATATCGCGCGCGCCAAGGCTATGCCCAGGCGACGCCGGCGAAGCCGCCACGCGGCCGCATTGATCTGCCGAGCGAGCCTGCTCCCGAGCAGATCGACCTGGAAGACGCGATCGCCGCATCGCTGGCGAAGCGGAAGGATGGTCGCCAGCGCCTTGAAGCCGACCTGATCCGGGAGCGCACACATGCAGCATGACGCAATCCAGCCGGCACGCGCAGCGCTGGTGCCAGCCATCTTGATCGAGCTGCACGAAGGCCGCTGGCGCGCCACCGCCGTGATCGCGAGCGATGCGGAGCCGATCGGCATCGATGGCCCGTCGAGCGAGACGGCGCGATCGCCGGCGGCCGCGCTCGATCAGCTGCTCGGCCGCCACTTTGCTCTCGATGTCGGGGAGGAGATGGAGGCCTCGATCATCATGCTTGACCGCGCGATGGCTGGGGAGGGGGCGTGATGGCCACCGCCGACCGCAAATCGTCCGGCTTCGATCCCCATGCGCGGTTGCAGACCAAGGAAGGCATCTGCGCCTATCTCGGCCATATCAGCGCCGCGACCTATGACGTGTGGGCCGCTAAGGGCCTGGTTCCGGGGCCGGTCCGGGGGACCAATCGCTACGACGTGCGCGCGCATGACCTGCTGCTCGACCGCCATGCTGGCTTGGAGAAGTCGACCGGGCGCGGCCTCTCTCCATTGGAAAGGTGGGAAGCTGATAATGCGCGTGCGGCTTAAAGGCGTCTATAAGAGTGAAAAGAAAGCATCTGACGGTAGCAAGCGCACCTATTGGTTCCTTCGCGGCGTAGGCGCGATCAATCCTCTCCCCGGCGACGAAAACGCGCCATTTTCACCGGGTCAGCCGGCGTTTATGCGCGCCTATAATGCCGTGATCGATGCACCGCGCAAAGCGCGCGTGTTGGGGACTTTGCAGTCCGTCATCGATCGATACCAGAAGAGTCAGACCTATGTTGCTTTGTCTATTCGCACGAAGAGTGATTACGACAAGGCCCTGATCAAGATCGCCGATAAATTCGGCACGTACCCGCTAGAGGTGATCGACGATCCGAAGATCCGCGTCCGCTTTCTCGAATGGCGGGACGATATGGCGAAAGCCTCGCCGCGCCAGGCGGACGCGGTGATCGCGGTGCTGCGGGTGCTGCTGGAGTGGGCGCGCGATCGCGGCCTGCTCACGCACAATCACATCACGAGGCCGAAGAAGGTGTACAAGGCCGATCGCGCCGACAAGCTGTGGCTGCCGCCCGATATCGA